GAATCAAGTTTGATCCAGCAAGGAAGCGAAGGTCTCCACGACGTTGCTTGTACTTACGTGGCATAGCCTTAAGTGCCTTGTTGAATACTTCACGTGATACTGCGGCTCCAGCTGCGTCTACGACACGGCCATTTGCCTTTGCCTTCTTTACAACGCCATCAAATGACTTGTAAAGAGCGTCTGAAGAAAGTGATGTGTCACCGTTAAGAATAACATCTTCGATGTCATTTCCTGCTTGTGTTGCCATCAAACGTGCAATGTGATCTTCTAGATCTGCACCTTCGATGTTATCTTCTAGAGACTCTGTTGAAAGCTCCCAGTCCATGCGGAGTTTCTTTGTTGTTAAAGAAATTTTTGAGAAAGTTACTGGTGCATTTACACCAGTGTTGTCTGCCTCGGTTGCAAGCTTCATAAGCTTCTCACCAACGGACATACGGTCAATCTCGGCTGTGTCTGACTTCATACGAACTGTACGTGCGACCTTACCGATAACGGTTGCGTCGAACATATAATCAAGGAAGCGAGCAGACTGCTCTGGGTTAAGTAGTCCACCGTTGCCATTTTCAGACGCTACGTGTACTCCTGTTCCACCAGTTGCTGAACCGAATCCTGTTGATACCTGAGTACCAGCTGCTACGGCCTTTTCTAATGTTTCATTGCTCATTTTTATACCTACCTTAGTTGAATATTTCGTTTACGGAACCGAGGAAAGAACCGTTCCATTTAGATTTTTTGATTGTTGTTGCTTCTTCTGATCGGCCAAGATCTGAAGACTTCTTAAATGCAGTCTCTGATTCTACTGCGTCGACACGCTTTTGTACACCATCAATCGTGCTCTTGATGTTATTTACAGCGCTTGAAAGCGCTGTGTGTTGTTCTGCCAACTCTGAAATTCTAGCATCTACGCTCTTGCTGAAAGCTTCAACAGTCGTTTGGATTGTTGTTACTTGTGCTGCATTTGCTTCAGATGCCTTGTTTAGAGTTTCTGAGAAAAAGCCTTTTAGATCGCCTAACATCTTCGCAAAATCAGGTTCATCAACCTTATCTTCTGATACTTCGGCTGCTTTTTCCAGAGTCTCGGCAGGAACGTCTTCTGCTACTGCTTCTGCAGGAGCTTCAGCTGGAGCTGCATCATCTGCAACTACTGCTGTATCTTCAACGGCTGCTTCTTCTGCTACTGCTTCGGCTGGTGCCTCTACTGCAACATCTTCGACAACTACGTTTTCTGTATTATCTGACATTTCATTACCTCCTTCTGCGTTTGCCTGTTTTGCAATTGTTTGTGTTTCAGGCAACGTAAATCTTGAATGCTTATATGCATCAAGAATCTTATCTATCTCTTTTGCTTTATTAACGTCTGAGCTTTCAACCCATCCTATTAATTCTGCTGGCTTTCCAGATACTGGAGAGTCATATGTTTTATCTGTTGAGATAAAAACAGAATCACTGTCTGCACAGTAAAATATGTTTTCAGTTACTACACCTACTGCAATTCCTTTAGCAATGTATTGTCCATTTACCTTCTGAATAGAAAGAATGTTACAAAGTTCATTTGCTGGTGAATCAACAATAGAAAGTTCAATTAGTTCATAGTTCTTAATAAATCTTACGGTCTTACCGTTTGCCTTGTTAACTTCATTGTCTGACTCAAGAATCTTTCCGCCGATTGAGAATCCAGATAGAGTTCCGTCTAGAACTTTCTCCCAGGTGTCTTGTGCGCCCTTTGAGATGTATGCATCTACATAAACTCCGTTGAAGAACTCTTTTGACTTTGGATCATAAAAAGTTTCTGGCTTAAATGAAACCATCTTTCCTACCGCATTTGATCCGTGCATCTCACGAATATTCCCACGGAAATTTTCGAATGCCTTGAGACTTGATTCTGCTGTTACAACATCACCAGTCTGATCAACATTGTCTAGGGTTGCGAATCCAGATACGGTTCTCTTTTCACGGTTAACTTTAGTAAAAGGAACCGACAAATTAATAACGTTGCCGTTACTGGTCCATAAAGACTTTTCAATGTTCATATGCTTAATTTTATAGCTTTCTACACTATAAAGCAAATAACAGTTGAGTGGACTTAGTCGACCCGTCTTCCTTCGCCCTTGGCATTTCGCCCTTCTCCTACTTTATCTGAGGAGGATGCGGATCTTTCGGAATCTCGGGCCCTGGTTTTTCCAGCAGTTGCTTTTTGATCAGCAGCCTCTTGGGGCTTTAATTCAACCATTTTATCTCCGCCGTCAACAGGTATCATTCCTTTTCTAATTCTAACTTCATTTGGAGTAATTACCTGCATTCTTAAATATCTTTCATCTATTTGAGATTGAGTGTCTTCATCAGTTAAAGTTAATTCATTAAACTTTAAAGTCAAGGCATCTGTTTTTTCATCAAATATTGCATTAATTTTTTTCTCAAGGGTCATTTGAGCTGGTCGGCAAACCTGCTCTTTAAATGTCTTATCAGCATCTCTGGCTACCGCTAAATTAACCCCCTCTGGAGTTCCTATTTTATTAATTGGAACACGGTGGGCAAGTAGAATTTCGTCTCTATTTGACTTACGATATTTCTCAAATGATCCTTCTTGATTACCCGCTTCAATAGGCTCCATTTTAAATTCAACTTTTGAGTCTGGGCTATCTGCTGGAAGTGGAACATATAGGGATCTGTGATTCTTTCCCTTTAATCCAACTTGGAAAAATTCAAGCAATTTTCTTTCTGACTCTGGAGAAAGCTTTGCTCCCTTAACTGTAATAATATATCTTGGGACCGCTTTGTTTTCAAAGTAGTCTAGATTGTAACGGCCAGATAATTCATTTCCAGCAAGGGCTACCTGTGCTGCGATGATGTCTGGAATTCCATAATAGTTATTCATTGGTGTGTACTTCTTAAAATGAATAATTTCATTTGGGCGATCTTCTTGACCAGCGATTGGGTTCTCTGTTTCATTCTCGCCGAAGTTATTAAAGAATACAGCCTTGCCATACAGCAGCTGAATGAAGCCATCTCTAAGTCTGCGAACACGCATTGTCTTTGCTGGGATATGCCCAATGTACCCAATGTCTCCGCCTGTTGTTCTTCCTATTTCAAGGTAACCGTTTCCTGTTGCTTCAAGATCTGTGTAAACCTTAATTAATGTTTGTGTAAATGTATCTTCAGCATTCGTTGTATCTAGCCAAGCGTGTAGGTCTTGACGAAGCTTATTTAGCTTTCTACGTGCCCTCTCAAGCTGTTTGTCATCTGTTATTGAATCAAAGGCATCATTTGTTTTCTTTGTTTCAATAAAGTCATAACCTAGGCCAACAATATTGGCAACCTTTGCATTAATTGCTGCATAGTTATATGTTGAAATTTCATAAATCTTTGAAAGATACTCTTGGTTGTATGGAGGCTCAATAAGATCAAACATAGCGTATCCGCTAATTGCTTGTGCCAATAGGTTTTGTTGTGTTCCAGTACCTTCAATGCCTGAGAATGATTTAGAAAACTCTCTATTAATTCTACGCTTAAATGATGACCCGAGACCTCTAAGCTTTTTGATGTCTTCTAGGCCTATTGCAAACGGGTCGTTGTTTTTTTCATCCTTTTTAAAAGAAAACCAATCCGCTGTATTTGATATGTCGATAATGTTTTCTGAGTTATCTTCACCGAGAAATTCTACTGTCATCTTAAACCACCTATTTTTTTCATTTCGTCTTTATAGTTTCCGATATCATATGGATCAGGAACTAGTCCCCAGTCAAGTCTTTGCTTTTGATGCTGGAATTCTTCGTCGTCAATCTTTCTTCTTGCTGAAAGAAATTTAGGCCCGCCCTCATATATACCGAATGAGCGAACTTCTCTAGCCAAAGCATCGATGTTGGATCTATTTCCTTTTTTGGACGTGACTGAAAGAAAGTTCCCATCGTCGTCTCCAATCCATCTACCGTCAGGCATCTCCCATACGTATATGCCTAGAATCGATTCTTCTTCATTAATGTTATATTTAGCTTTATTAATATCCATAGACATAAATCATACCATTATTCTGTGCTAAAGTCTAGAGTTTGCACAAGAGATGGACAAAATTATAGGCTAACTGACTCTGGCTCTACCACAGTTATAAAGAACGGGGTCAAATCTTCACCTAGGGCGGACTCTTCAATTCCAAAAGCGGTGTCATTTATTTGATTTACGATATTTCCCGTATATAGCAAGTAGTGATTAAGCTTAGAAGATAGCGGCAATGCATTTTCATATACGGCAAGATTGTTATACATATGCCCAGATCCAGACTTGGAGTCATTTTGATTTTGATTAAACTTAAGATTGCTGTCTGCCGATGTAAATTCAATGATTATATGGTGAGGCGTATTTACAGCCATGAAGTCCCACACGTTTACTGCGGATGTCCTATTTATACCATTTACATAGATTGAGGATATTCCTGCTTTTGTTATGACCCCCGCATTATTCCACTCGTACCGACTGGCTAATCCGCTCACTAAAACGTTGTCGTCGTACTGAGGGGTAAATATAACTTCTACTGTTGAAATTGCTGGGACGTTATTTAAAGAAAATCCGTGTCCGTCATACATAGTAAGACCATTGTTTTTATTGTAAGACAACGTCTTGCTATTTGTCTTAGGCAAAGAGTAGTCATAATTTGAAGATATATAGTATCCCGAATTGTCGCTGTAGAAATTCTTTGAGCCGTAAAAAGCAATGTCTAGGGATTTCAAAATAGGTAAATATCTGGTAGCATCGTCAGATGATAGAGTTACCCTTAGATAAATAATATCTGAAATTTGATTATCGTTTTTATTAAAGTATGGTAATGGCGATCCATTTGTACAAGTTCTCCATGCTATGTTGTCTATGCTTGCTTCTACTAAAATTCCTTTTACGTCATTTTCCCAGTGTACCTGTGAGCTAGTAATTCCTAGGTAGTTTGGCACAATAAAATGATCTGTCAAAGAAAAAGACTTGGCACCGACTGCCTCTGGAATATATACAGAAGACTGATCACTTGATAAATACTGACCATTAATATTTAGTTCGCCCCATAATTTTGATACAGGATAGGTGTATGAAAATTTGCGCTGCATAGATTCTGTGTTCATGCTAAAAAGGTAACCGCCATCTATAGACGCTATTTGAGATACATTAACTTCCTTTGTACCCTCATTGTAATGACTTAAAATCTGAGAAGGTGATAAGGCATACCTATAAAATCCTACTGAGTCTATTACAAATTTTCCTGTAGAAGGACCGCTTTTAAATGTCGTAATGTCATTTGAAAATTTATAATTATCTACAGATGTGGTGTCAACCAGAAGTCCGTTTACATACAAAGACAAAAGATTACTTTGAAATATACCTACTACATGAATTGCTTCAGAATTAGATACTGTATACTCTGCCTTATTGGAACCTACTTTAAATATAATATTACCATTTTCATAGAATATTCCAGTATCTATAGCCGTATCTCCCACAACTGTTGCAGTAGCATTATATGCTGGAGGCAAAACCCAGGCCTCTATTGAAAAAGTATTATCTTTATAATTTTTGTTTGCTATTCCTTTTGGACTGTAGGTAATTTCCGTAAGTGGTAACATTTCTGTTCCTCTTATTCCTCCAGCCACTAAAGGCATTACCTGTCTTAAAGATGTAGAAGAAGCAGATCCGTTATTTAAGCTTCCAGAGTAGTCGTACACAGAAATTCCAGATAGCTGTGAGTAAATCAAACCACTATCTTTTAATTCTTGATATGTTGCAAACTGAGATAAGAGTTCCGTATAGTCTTCTAAAAGACCAGACTCTACCTCATCTAATAAATAAAATGAGTTTGGAAAGTCGTTTAAGACTGTATTTTTATATGACATTCCATCCTCCTCTTTTAATTAAAGTGCTGCTATTTGTGTTTGCTTTTCAGCAATTAATGTAGTTAAAGTTGAAACAGCTGTTTCATCTGGGTCTGACTTTGCATTTTCTGCGATAAGTCTTACTTCAAGTGTATACATCTGATACTCTAGATTTCTAATTTCTGCTTGAGCAATTGCTGCTTTCTCATCATTTGTTAGAACTGTATATGTTGGCATTTTATTCTCCTTCTTCTATTTTTATTCTTTCAGACTCAATGGCTTGAATCTTTTGATTTATTGACTCTATGCTGAGGTTTATTTCAGCAAGCTCCTCCTGAGTTAAGTCAGGAGTAATTTTATTTGTGCTAGTATATTTGTTACAATTAAGTTCTTTTATATACTGATTTAAAATAAAAACTTTTTCTTCTTTTGTTATCATATCATAAACCTTCATTATATCCAACTGGACCAGGGGCCGTCAAATATTGCAAAAGTATTGTCATTCTGCCCATAAAGTCTACATCTCATATATCTTGCGTTGGCGCTGTATGGCAAATCTGTTGTTGATCTAACCCAATAATTCCAGCTATATCCATTTACTGGACCCTTTGTCATAGATGTTGTATAGCTTATTGTACTGTTAGCAATTGCAGTTCCGCCTCCTTGGGCTGTTCTAACTTCCCACTCAATTCCAAATGGTGTGAACGCACCGCTAAATGATGGGTTATCAATACCCCATTTTATTTGAGTTCCAGTTCTTTCAAACTGAACATTTGGCACACCAACTGAAGGAGGGGCTGCTGTTGTAGTTGCCGATGCAGTTCCGTCACCTCCATAGCCGTATCCTGTTTTATTTGCAGCAATTGTTACATAGTATGGTGTGCTTGCAGATAAACTTGATACAGGATATGAGGTATTAGTTGTTGTTGTATTAACTATATTTGCTCCGCCAGAAAATGTTCCAACTTTTACAGAATAAAAAGCTGCTCCTGAAATTGCGCTCCATGAAATATTAAATGAGTTATGTGTAATGCTGCTTGTAGATGGGGTGGGTGTACCTGGAGCAGTATATGGTACAGTTGCAGATGCTTTATACGCTCCGTATGGAGTCCAAACATTGTTATCCCCAGATGCTGCTATATAAAAATAATATGTATTTCCTTCTGAATATGATCCGCTGTAACTAGCAGAAGTTCCCGTCCACTCTGGAGCATCGTAAGTAGAGCTTGAGTCTCCAGTAAAAGAAGCATTTTGTATCCAATATACTCTATACTTTGTTGCATTTGTTGCTCCGCCCCAAGATACAGATAAATTTGAAGCACTTGCAGAACCGCTAGCGAATGTAGGAGAAGTTGCATTAGGTTGGACAAGATTTCCTGATCCTGTTCCATAATCGCTTCGTGTTGCTGGTGCTGCTATAGTTGATGCTACTGATGCTCCGTATCCCTGAACATTTCCTGACGATCTAGGATAAATGGTAAAGTTTCTGGCATTGTCGTCAGGTGGAGTATATGCATAACTTGTTGTGTTACCCACATTTCCAAAAAACCCTCCGTTAACGTAAAGATCATAAGATGTTGCCCCAGTTGCTGCTGGCCAACTTAAAGAAATCTGTCTATTTGTATTTACCGCTCTTACTGAAAATGATGCATTTCCTGCTGTTCCAGTTCCACTAAACGATCTGCTTCCTATATTTACTGAAGGCGATCCTGCGGTTCCTCCAGACGTAGTTTCATATGTAGTTGCATTATTTACAAAGCTCCAGGATCCGCTATAGCTTAAGCCATTTGGAGTAAATGAAACTGTTGGAGCACCTACTGCTTGTGTAGTATTCGATCCCGTTAAGGATGAGACATGCGTTAGCATTTGAAGCCCTGTAGTTGCTGAAGATGGAGTACTTCCTCTAAAATTAGTTGCTGTTACTCGACAACCTATTACTTTATCAGCATCGGCTGCGCCTGTAGTATAAGTATTATTTGTTTGACCAGCTACATCTGAACCATCTCTTGTCCATTGATATGAATAAGAGGTGGGAATATATGCATCATTTGAATTCCATGAACCTACCGATGCAATATATACACAACCAATTCTTCCTGCAGTTCCAGATAGCGTGGATATAGATGCTCCAGATACATTTTGAGGAGACTCTGGATAATTTATTAACCAGCTCGTTCCGTTAAAAATCCATGCTTGTTTTGCGGTTGACCAAGACGAACCATTATAAATCTTTAATGATTTTTGTGTTTGCCATGTTGTTCCATCATATGCTTTTATAGTCATATGTTATCCTAGTAGAAAATATATAAATCGCCAGCTGCAGTGCCAGTTGGTGGCGTTCCAGATGTGTTATAGAATATTTTATTTGAGTTTGCTGTATTAGTTCCGTTTGAATATGCTGTAGTTGCTACAGTTGCCCATGACTCTGCCGTTCCATTTGTAGTTAGAAATTTTCCAGAGTTCCCAGACTGCGCTGGTAAAGAATATTGTGCAACCGTATTCCATAAAGTCGAAGTACCATTTGTACTTAAGAATTTTCCAGAGTTACCAGTTTGTGAAGGAAAAGTTTCCCCTGTGGGACCTGTAGGTCCTGGGACTGTGCTGTTAGCGCCTGTTGCGCCAGTGGCTCCTGTAGCACCTGTAGCTCCTGTTGGACCTACTACTGTGCTGTTAGCACCTGTTGCGCCTGTTGCGCCTGTAGGTCCTGGAACTGTGCTGTCGGCGCCTGTTGCGCCAGTTGCACCTGTAGCGCCTGTGGCTCCTGTTGGACCTGCTACTGTGCTGTTAGCACCAGTTGCACCTGTGGATCCTGTTGCACCTGTTGCACCTGTTGGTCCTGTTGGGCCAACAATTGTGCTGTCGGCGCCTGTTGCGCCAGTGGCTCCTGTTGCACCTGTGGCACCAGTAGCACCTGTAGTAAGTCTTTGTAGAGTCCATGCTGTGCCATCCCATATCCAAGTGTTCTGGCTACTTGTAAATAATTGATTTAATGAGGGGTTATTTGGAAAGTCTATTGGCATGATATCTCCTATACTCCCGCAATCGCTTTAGCTTCGGCTTCTGTTAAGCCTAACGCCTGCAACTTACTAAGAGCTGAATTTTTTGCTTCTTCTTTATCTAAAATATCTTGTGCTTCTTTATCTTCTATTGCTTTAATTGCATCGCTTAACTGCTTTGCAGTTGGAACTGGATATTCTTGACCAACCCAGGTTATCATAGATACGTCATCATTTACCATACTAAATACAGCGTCTGGATATAAATAAAGTATTGCGTTAAAGTTTTTCATGCTAGTATCTCCATTGCTGTAATTTGAATAGAATTTCCACCTGGATTTAAATTAAAGTTTCCAGAGCTTATAAGATTATTTATTTGCACTTTATAAGTTAATGCACTTGTGCTTGCTGGAGAATCTATTTGACTAATTGTAACTGGAATATAAAATGCTGTATTTACGTTACCGCCATTTGGATAATATCCACCAATAAGTGGAGAAATTATATCAGTTGCACCTCTTACTAATTTCATTTGTCCTGTATAATAAAGCCCTGTTCCTGCCGATGCAAGAACTATAAAAGATGATGAAATTAAAATTTTGCTTGTTGCAGATGTTGGTGTAATTGTTACAGACAATCCGCTAGCATCTACTACCCCAGCTCCAGCTGTTGCTGCAGTGCTATTTGTTGTAGTTGCAGTAACAACTTGACCTATCTTTCCACCGCCTGCGCCTGGAAGGCCTGTGGCTCCTGTTGCGCCTGTAGCACCTGTAGGTCCTGTGGGGCCAGGGACTGTACTGTCTGCTCCCGTAGCACCTGTAGCGCCTGTGGCTCCTGTAGGACCTGCAACTGTGCTGTTTGCACCTGTAGCGCCTGTTGGTCCTGTTGGGCCAGCGACTGTGCTGTTTGCACCTGTAGGGCCTGTTGGTCCAACTACTGTGCTGTCAGCTCCTGTAGCTCCTGTAGCGCCCGTAGCGCCCGTAGCACCTGTGGCACCTGTGGCACCTGTTGCACCTGTGGCTCCTGTAGGTCCTACTATCTGACCAACTGAGCTCCATGATGATCCATCCCAAATGTAAAGATCTCCATCTGATTCAACAATTCTTCCATCATTTAAAGTATTGCCAGTAGACGGTAAAGAAGGTACTGTTGCTACTGAAGGTTTTAAGTTTACAGCAACTCCTTGAGTTCCTGTTGCACCTGTTGGGCCTGTTATTCCTGTTGCACCTGTTGCACCTGTTGGGCCTGATAAAGAAGAACCAGTTTCTACCCAAAATAAATCGTAGTATGTATAACTTTTTCCGTTATCAGTATTAAACCAAGCTTGTCCAGGTACTGGATTAAGTGGTGGAGTTGAAGAAGTTAAAGAGAAAGTTGCTTGAGAACCTGTTGAGCCAGTTACGCCTGTAGCTCCTGTTGCTCCTGTTGCACCTGTTGGTCCTGCAACTGTGCTGTCTGCACCAGTTGATCCTGTTGCACCTGTTGCACCTGTTGCACCTGTTGGACCTGGTACTGTGCTATCTGCACCAGTTGATCCAGTGGGACCTGTTGGTCCAGTAGCTCCTGTTGAACCCGTTGGCCCTGAAATTGGTCCTGCATTATCCCATTCGCTATTTACATTATCCCATACATGCAAATTGCCTTGCACCATGTAACCGTCTCCAGGATTTCCTGTTGGATGAGTTGATTGCAATAAAGCTAAAGAAGTAAAAGTTCCTAGAATATCAATTCCAGTTCCCGCTTGACCAGTGGCACCTGTTGGTCCTGTTACGCCTACTCCTGTTGCTCCTGTTGCTCCTGTTGGTCCTGTAGGTCCCGCTACTGTGCTGTTTGCACCTGTTGCGCCTGTAGCACCTGTTGGACCTGTAGGTCCCGCTACTGTGCTGTTTGCACCTGTTGCGCCTGTAGCACCTGTTGGACCTGTAGGTCCCGTTGGGCCTGCAACTGTGCTGTTAGCGCCTGTTGAACCTGTTGCGCCTGTTGCGCCAGTAGGACCAGTTGGACCCGTTGCTCCTGGGTTTGCTGTTAAATAATCATCTATGTCTTGTGCAAGATAACCTAAGTCTCTAGGAATGTCAGGAGACATATCCAGTGTTGGATATCTGAAATTCTTAGGAGTTAAATTACTAGGCATTTTTAAATTATACCACTTTTAAGATTCTGAGCATCGTGATAGAAGGCAAGATTGTCGTGTAGTCTTTGGTCTTCACATAAAGAAACAGCTATTTCTCCATGCCTTGAAGCCTCTTCAAAATCTCCTAGATTGTAGTTTGCAAGGGCCAGTAGGTCGTGAGGCTTCCATCCCCATGCATCTGATTCACAAAAATATCCTAGATATTTTTCTTTTATGTTTAAAGCAAGTTCTGAATATTCTTTTACTTTATGCCAATCTTTTTCTTCGTAAAAATATTGAGCTAAGTCTACAAAAGGTTCTCTTCTTTCTGGGCATTCTGCAATTGCTGCTCTTAACCAATACTCCCTAGCTTGGGGTTCGCATTTGGCAAGATACCTCATTGACTCACATCTTTCTGGCTTCCAGAAAGCGGATTCTAAAGATAGGTGTCTTTTAAATTCAGCCGCTGACTCTTCGTATCTACCGTAATAAAATAATTCACGAGCATAGTAATGTGCACATCTATCGCTTAGCGGATCTTCTTTTGCTGCCATTTCTAAAAGAGCAAGGTATTGCCCTCTAGATTTGTCGTTATCTGGAAGATGATATATTTTTACATCAATCTTTTTTCTTAATTCTTCTATACCGTAAAATGAAACAGACTCATGAATTGGAAACTTCCATCTATGTCCGTGTCTTGCATGCATTCTTAATGCATCAAATTCTGTTCCTTCTTGTCCAATCTCAGATATATGAGTAACAAGTGTGTGTATTGGTCTGGTTACATTAGAGCCTTCTAAAGACTCCATTTCTTTTCTCCAGCCTTCAGAAAGAACTTCGTCCATATCTAAGGATATGCAATAATCAATATCGTCGGGAATTAAAGCAAGCGATGCATTACGAGCATCATCAAATCTCCATGGATTAATTGATATCTTAAATACATTTATTCCAAGGGATTCGGCTATCTCTATTGTTTTATCTGTAGACCCTGTATCGGCAATTAACAAATAGTCAGCATCTTTTGCAGATTCATACCAACGTTCAACAAACTGCTCTTCATTTAAAGCAATTGTATATACTGCTATTTTCATTTATTTCCCTGCTTTAGTTATAAACATTAACCGATTATGGTAATGATTCCGTTCATGCTTGCATGGAATTGGCAAATATAATAGAGGGTGTTTGGTGCATTTGCTGGAACGGTAAATGTAATACCGCCCACATCTTCTCCGCCATTTGTTACTCCAGTTGCATATGTATTAGCAGAGTTGTAAGCTCCACTTGTTGTTTGCAACCAGAATGGGTGGCCTCCAGCGTTTACTGTAAACACATATGTGTGGCCTCTTAATAAGGTTAATGTTGGATTTCCTGAAGTTCCATTTACGCTATAGCTACCGCCTAGTGGGCTTGTAACAAGATAATTAGCGGTAATACTTATTCCCGTTGCTCCTGTTGGTCCTGTTGGGCCACCTGCAGGTCCGTCTGCTCCTGTTGGTCCTGTTGGGCCTGTTGAGCCAAAACCTGTTGCTCCCGTGGCTCCTGTTGGACCTGTTGGTCCAGCTACACCTGTCGGTCCTGTTGCTCCTTGAATACTTGATCCATTTGCGCCTGTTGCGCCTGTTGCGCCTGTTGGTCCTGTTGCACCGTTAAGGCCCGTTGGGCCTGTTGAGCCTGTGACTCCTGTTGGACCTTGAATGCTTCCAACATTTGTCCATGAGGATCCTGCCCAAACATAAAGTTCTCCAGAAACTAAATAAGCGTCTCCTGTTTGACCAGAGGGTTGTGCTGCTTGCAGTGCTGAAAATGTAGCATAAGATCCAAGTATTGAAACTCCAGTACCGTCAGCTCCAGCAGTACCTGTTGGACCAGTGACTCCTACTCCTGTTGGGCCTGTGACGCCTGTGACGCCTGTGGCTCCTGTTGGTCCTGTTGGACCAGCTAAACCTGTTGGACCTTGTTTAAGAGTAAAATTTAAAACAAGATCTGTAGATGTTCCAGAGTTTGTAATTAATGGAGAGCCTTCTGGTCCTGTTGCTGTTATTGTTCCTAAAGTTATTGTTGTTGGTCCTGCTGGTCCTGTTGGGCCTGTTATTCCTTGTTTTAAAATAAAATCAAGTAATGCTGCAGTTGATGTTCCGACATTTGTAACAGAAGGTACTCCAGTTGGACCTGTTGAAGTTATTGTTCCGATTGCTACTGTTGCAGCGTTTCCAGTTGGTCCTGTTGCACCTGTTGGACCTTGTTGTAAAACAAAGTCAAAGACTCCTGCTGTACCAGTTCCTGAGTTTGTTACAGTAGTTGTTCCTGATGGTCCTGTTGAAGATACGGTTCCAACTGCAATTGTAGCTGGTCCTGTTGCACCTGTTGGACCTTGGAATTGACCAGCATCAAGCCAAGCAGATCCATCCCAAACATAAAGATGTAAATCTGTTAATACAATCCATGAGTCTCCTGAAGAGTTTCCTGAAGAAGGTAGTGCAGCAACGTTTGCCTTTGTTCCCTTAATATTAATAGATCTTCCTGCAGCTCCAGTGGCACCAGTAGATCCTGTAGGTCCTGTTGCACCTGTTGAGCCAGTAGAACCTGTAGGTCCTTTATATGTTCCACCATTTTGCCATGCGGTTCCATTATAAATATAAATTTCTTGCGTTGAAGAAATAATAAAAGCTGCACCTAAAGCTGCGGTTGCTGGTAAAGATGCTACGTCAGCAACAACATTTTCAAGTCTTAACCCTTGACCCTGTAAGCCAGTTGGTCCAGTTGCTCCTACTAAGCCTGTAGGGCCTGTAGGGCCTGTAGGGCCTGCTGCCCCATTTACTCCTACAGTTCCATTAGTACCTGGGATACCCGCTACTGCAAAAACCCAATCAGAATAGGTGCCTGTTCCATTTGTTCTATCTACTGCTACTGTAATGCTGACATTCTTTACAACTTGTGTGATAGTTCCTTCAACATATGTTGTTAGTGCAAGTGGATTAATTACACGAACACGTTGCCCTGCTGTATACGCACCGCTATTATTAACATAGAATACCTTTGATCCAGTAGTTACTGGATTAGTTGTTATAGAAACTACGTCAGAGTATCCTGCACCAGATGCTCCAGTTGTTCCTCCACCTGATCCGCCTCCTGAAAGAGTTCCAGAAAGATCAACACCAGATATAGTTAATGAAAAACAGTTTGGCGTTGTTGTAACTGCTGCAATTGATTCTCCAGCATTTAAAATTAATGAGTGCTCAAGCTTTAATGTTGTATTGTTTGGAACATTTACATTTCCATAAAGAGTGTATGGGTCTAAACTTGATCTGTTAATGTTATAAAGATTAATAACCTGATTGCCATTTTCCCCTAATAAGAAAATACTAAAAGGCAAAGTTGAGCCACTGAAGTTTGTTACAGTAAACTCTTTAATAATTATAGTTGATACAGCCGTGTATATTTTGGCTGGAGATGCTGGAACTAGTGAGGGCCCTGCAAATCTAATAGGAGCGTATGACATACTTTAAATCCCCCTTAGACTATAGACCACTTAGATATTAGATCTTTTTCAACAGTTTCTTGTTCTGCAAACTGCAAAGCTCTATCGTAAATTAAAAATTCTCCAATTTTAAAGTTTCCGTAAGATGAAATATATCTTCCTATTGACTGTCCTGTCATTGAGGCTAAAGATCCTCCAGATACTGCACGAGAAACTTCAACTCTATTTCTTCTAACGGTTCTTTGGTTATTTGATGAATCGTAAACAATTGTGTAAATTTCTGTTGTTCCTGATGGTGCCGCTGTTACAATAGATCCTTGCTCGTCGTTATAAAAACCAACTCTGTGGGTATTTGCAGTTAGGTTTCCAGCAAAAAGATTTGTTCTTGTTCCAGTATTTGTTCCGCCAATGATGTATGTATTATTGTTTGCTGGCTTTGAAGCAACATAAAAAATTGTAAAAGATCTTCCTGCAATATACGCTAAGGTTTGATCTGAGAATGTCATAAAATCATCTGTACCATCAAACTGAAGTGCACCTAGTCCACCTAAACCTGTTGCTTGAAATAGTGGCTTATTTGCTTGGGTTGCCTGAACCATATGTCGACTTGCGCCTGACTTGTCGTTCCATGCTGAAACAAAGTTAGAACCATCTCTAATTACTGTACCAGGCAATGCTGCGTCTAGG